ACATCAAATAATATTTAAACTTTTTTTAAATATTTTTTATTTATTTGCACTTTGTATTAATATTCTTTGTAACTTTATTCTCAAATCAAATTAAATAAAACTATGCAAACATTATCAAACATCATCCAATTAGTAGGCTTTACTTTATTCGTAGCCTTTACTTACAATGTACTTTTATTAATCATTAACCAATTAAAAACAAAGTAACATGAACCAATTTATAACACTAACCGAGTTAATAGCTATACTTATTATTTGTTTGCCTGTATATGCGTTAGGCAAAACAATAATTGAAACAATTAAAGACAATTCAAACAATAACCAATAAAATTAAAGAACATGCAAACAACAACACAACAAGAAAGAAAGACTTACAACGGATGGCACAATTATGCAACATGGAGGATCGCATTAGAGTGGTTCGACGATTTTAACCCTCATGAGCACGAAACGGATGTTTATACCCTTTCAAGACTTTTGCAAAGCTATGTAGAGGATACTTTAGAGGAAACAACAACGCAAAGCCAGATCGTTATTGACTATGCTTTAGCCTTTACTAGCGATGTGAACTGGTACGAAATTGCGGAACACTTAATAAACGAACAAGAACAAATAAATTCATAAAATCATTAAAACACCACAACAATGAAAAAGATACACTTAGCAACCGAGCAAAAAAACAGCTTTAGACCTCATTTAGGCTACATCCAAATAAAAGGAGGCTTTGCTTATGCAACCAATTGCCACATATTAGTAAAAATGCCACTTAGTGAATTATTTGGAAAAGAAAGTGAACTTAATAACGAAAACTATCATTTTTACATAGATGCTAAAGAGTGGCAAAAAAACAAATTTTATAATGGATCTAAATTTATTTTAGATGGTGGAGCCTATTTAGAGGCGGTAGATCATAAGGGAAACAAATTAGGCACTATCAAAGTAATGAACGAAATTGACTTTAGAAATATTGGTAATTATCCCAACTGTGATAGTGTTATTTATTCAAGTGAGCAACCAACGGAGGCTTTGGATCAAATTTCATTTAACCCCTCTTTACTTTCAACACTTTGTGAGGCTATGGGAGGGGATGAAAATAGATTTATATATTCTTTTTTTGGTAGGCTTAAGACAATACAAGTAAGAAACACTACCAACCTTTCCTTTGGTATTCTTATGCCAGTTGATGTAACAAAAGATTAAAACCCCCAACCCTTGAACCTTTAGAGGTTATTAAGTTCGCTACTTACAAGGGTTCAATTTTTTTTAACCATAAACAGCCCAAAAATGATAATAGAAAAACAGCCCAACGGATCTTTGTTAATTACTGACATTATTCATAGCCAGTTTATTAAAAAAGTCTACTATTTTACCTCAATTAAGGAGGCAAAGAAAGATTTTAGAAAGCATTGCAAGGATGTTGCAAACAACTGGTTTGAATTTTTAGCAAAATAAGACCAAATAAAGGCTTTATTTTTTAGTTTGGTATGTCTATACTAATTACAAAAGATAAACCAAATTTGAGGCTATAAATAGGCAAAAACATATATTTTGCTTATTGCTTAGTATGTCAATTAACCAATGTACTTAGTGTACTTTGTACACACACAATTGTTAGTTGACATGCAAACTAATTGCAACTATTTTGCAGTCGCAAAAACCTGCCAAAAACCCTATTCAAAAACTCCCCAAAAAACCCACAAAAACTTTTCAAACATGAGCAAAAACTCCGCAAAAACTTTCACAGGTCATATCAATGGCTTTAACTTAGGTGGATTACAAATGATTCCAGATTTTATTTTAGGAAAAAAATTCACAGAATTAGATGCAGATGAATGGATTTCTTTCATATGTCTATTGCATACTAAGTGCTTAAAGCTAGAAGATGAAAACAAAAAACTTAAAAGCATTAACAAAAAATTAACTAAAAAAAGCTAAATTATTCCAAAAACTTTCTAATTTTACCAAAACTTTTAAACTTAAACACAAACAACATGAAAAAATTTGAATTTATCTGCAAGACGGATCTTATCACAGGTCAAACAGTTTGGCTTACTAGAGAAGATGGCATTTATGTATCTAACAGTCTAAGATTAAACAAAGACCAAGCTTATGATATATTCATAAAGCTTTCTAACCAAGAGGTGTTAGAAATCTTTGAAGTACTAGAGACAAAAACTTCCCCCAACGAATAAAACAAAAACCCCTAAAAACCCATGAACAAGATTACTCAAGACTTAAAAAGAAAAGGAGTCAAAGAAGAACTAACCTATGTAAATTCCAATGGCAAAATCTCAAAGCGTTTTACCTATAAAGGAATGATTATTAAATGGGATAATTTCATCCTAAATGGCAAGTTCTACTATTGGAGAGCCTCTTTCTATGCAAGTCTTGAGGCTTGTTGCAGCGGCATCGACAGACACATTAACCATTTTAAAAAGTAAACTATGATTGAGGTAAAGGATTATAGATCCATGATTAGACATGGAGACATCAAAAAACTCATGCAACTAACAGGCTTGAGTAGGTATTTAATTGAGACTAGAATAGAAAAAGGTGATTGGGAGATGCACGAAATCCTAAAAGCCTATTTTGAGAAGAGATTAGAAACACTTAAAAACCAATTAAATGAGTATACCGAAAGCTAAAAGAGTTCCTAGAGGCACATTGTTAGCTCATAGAAGAGTTGACTTAGATAAAGAGATGTATCAATATGTTATCGAATTGGTAGCAAAAGAATTTGATTTACCAGTTCCTAAGATGATATGCAAGAGAAGAAACTTTGAACTTGTGATGGCTAGAAATATGGCTTTCTATATCTTACATACAACATATAGACAAAGAGCATCACAAATAGCCCCTTACTTCAAAAGAGATAGAACAACAGTTCTTCATGCAGTCAATAACTTTCAGAAAGATATAAAATATGTTCCTTTCTATATGGAAAGATATGAATCAATTTTACAAACTTTAGGAGAGGAGAAGCAAATTTACGCATTACGTTAAACCATAAACCAACACAATATGTTATCAAACTTTCACGAAATGTCAGACAATGACAAAAAACTCTTAGTTGCAAAAATCTTGCACGAGATAAACTATTCACAGGCTTCGTTTGATTTAATCACTTCGTTGATTAGAGTATGGGAACAATACCCAACAAGAGAAGCTTATTACTTTACACAAAAAACTATGAACAATGGAATTACAAAAAACTAATTACAAAGAATTAGATGAGTTTCCAGGTTATTATATAACTGATTGTGGTAAAGTCTGGACTAACTACTACAACAAGTTTATGATTAATCAAATTAGAAAAGGTTATGCTAGAGTTAATTTAAAAAAAGATGGCAAAATAAAGCAAATGTTTGTTCATAGATTAGTAGCTTTAGCTTTTATTCCTAATAATGAAAATAAAAAAGAAGTAAATCATATAGACGGAGATAAGTTAAATAATAATGTAAAAAATCTTGAATGGTGCACACCAAAAGAAAATACAAAACACGCTTATGATAATGGCTTTAATAAAAATGTAATTGCAGCTATAAAAAAATCTAATTCTAAAAGAGTGCTAGACACTAGAAGCGGTTTATATTACAATTCGGCAAAAGAAGCTGCAGAATGCAAACATATCAATTATGGAACATTAAGAAATATGCTTAATGGTCATGATAAAAACAAAACATCTTTAATTTACGCATAAACAAAAACACATGGAAAATTTAGAAATTGAAAAACCATCGTATTCCCTTATTAATAAGGATTCGATGTTACAATTAGCTTCAGAATTAAGTAAGCTAATAAAAGAAAAAGGGCTTAGTTCTAATATACAAGGAAAGCAGTTTGTCAATGTTGAGGGTTGGCAGTTCTGTGGTGCTTCTTTAGGATTGATGCCAATTATTACAGACACTAAAGACTTGTCAAATGAAACTACTATTAAGTATATGGCTACTTGTGAAGTTCGTAACATTAACACTGGTTTGGTTGTTGCAACTGGTATTGCTTTGTGTTCCAATGGGGAGAAAACTAAGCGTTATTTTGATGAATACGCTATACTCTCAATGGCTCAGACTAGAGCAATTGGCAAAGCGTATCGTAACCTATTAGCATGGTTGATGAAAGCTGCAGGTTTCGAAGCTACCCCTGCTGAGGAAATGGACTTTGCAGTAGAAGAGCCAAAAAAACCCTCTAAGCCTGTAGTAGAAGTAGTAGCTGAGATTGTAGAAGAAGGACCAAGTAAGGAAGAAATAATGTTTGAGATTGCTAAGTGTACTAAGCTAAAGCAATTAACTGACTTGTATTATGGATATAAACAAGCATTTGATTCTGATGAAAATTTGATGTCAGTATTGAAAGCTAAAAAAGATAATTTAACCAAAAAATAAAAACATGAGTTTAGAATTATTACCTAAAATCGAATTGAGTAGCATAGAGCCTACTAAATTTAACATTGAACTATTAAAGCAAACAATCGTAGCACACTTTAGAGACTCTGGTGAGTCACCTTTAGAGATGCTAGTTAAATCAGAAGCATTACAACAGCTTTTAGATGGCATTAGAGCCGAATTAAAAGAAGATGTTATTGCTGAATTAGACAAGTACCCACAAGGTAAAGCAGACGTATTAGGTGCTGAGTTATCTAAGATGGAGTCAGGAGTAAAATATGCCTATGATGGTGATTATACATGGCAAAAATTGAACCAAGAGGTAGAAGCAGTTAAGTACAAACTAAAGGAAAGAGAAGGTTTACTTAAAGCTATCAAAGAGCCATTGGTTGATCCTGAAACAGGTGAGATGATTTATCCAGCACCTAAGTATAGCACAACCACATTTAAAATTAGCTTAAAGAAATAAATATGTTTTGCAAGAAAAAGAAGGATGATTCGATTACAGCTATTGAACAAAGAGTTTGCGACTTGGAAAATCCTTACAAGTTTGAAATAGGGAATGAAGTCTCAGTAGAATATGAATTAAAATTTAAATATATTAATGGTAAAATTGTATCCAAAAGGCATAAATATGAAAGCCCATATACAAGCTGGACATCAGATTTTATGTATGTATCAAATAATAAAATTAAATTTTTATCTCATGGAAATTACAAAAGAATTAATTACTATTTAATTTATATTGAAGAATATAAAGATTCTGTTTGGAGAAGCGAAAATGAATTATCTGATAAAATTAAAAAAAAATAATCATGAGACTAGGAAGCTACACCGACACACTTGAACTAGAGAATGAGATGCTTAGAAACAAAGTAAAAACCTTAGAAGCACAATTAAAGCCTTATTTAGATGCTGAAGAAAAACGACTTGAATTTCTTAGGAATCGTGATAAAATGGATGAGGCTATAGCAAAAATGTATGCAATTCATTTAAACCAAATTAAATAACCTTATAAGCCCCCAAACTTTAAATATTAATAAACCAGTGGTGTGGGTTATTGTTGAACAAGGGGGCTTTTAACTTTTATCTATGAAAACATTTGCACTTATTATCGCAATAACCTGTGCTACAGTCTCTTTATATTTTGTTATTAAAGGAGATACCTTAGAAGCTATTTTATTTATGACTTACGTTATATACAATAAACAAGACACAAAAGATTAATTATGAAATACATTAAATTCTTTTTGATAAGTGCACCATTAGGTATAGCTTTACTTGTTACAGCAAACATTTACTTTGAATTAAAACGATTATATAATGGGTTTAGAACTAGAGCCTAATGGATTTGAAAACAATATACCTATACGAATTATATTTACAGATGATAAGTCAGAAATATTGTTTCAATCTATAGCGGCAGCGAGTAGAAAGACAGGGATTAACCCTAAGACTATAAGGGATAGCTTAAATCCTATAGCTAAGAAGAAGTTTAGCTATGAAAATAGGACTATAGTCTTTAGAATTAAGAAATAATTATCTTTGTGGTGAGTGTCGGATACTCATTTAGAACTTATTGCCCTTGAGATGAACCCCCAATCCGACTGGGGGGAATTTGATAGGGCTCTTTTATTTTATGAATAGAGATTTTAAGGGAGTTTGGATTCCCAAAGACATCTGGCTTGATGAGAACCTAACATGGATGGAAAAACTTTTGTTAGTAGAGATTGATAGCTTAGATGCAGAAAAAGGATGCTTTGCATCAAACGATTACTTTGCCAAGTTCTTTCAGTTAAGCAAGTCAAGGATTAGTGATTTAATTGGTCAGTTGGTTAATAAGGGATATATCACTACCTTTTTGCTTTACGAAGGAAAACAGGTTAAAAGAAGAGAAATTACTATGGTTATACCTATTCGGAAATTCGAAGGGGGTATTCGGAAAACCGAAGAGGGGTATTCGGAAAATGCTCAAGATAATAATACATTAGTTAATAATACAATTATTAATACAAATAAACATATAAATATATCTTTTAGTGAGTGGTGGGATTTATATGACAAGAAGGTAGGTGATAAGACTAAACTAGAAAAGAAATGGAATGCTTTAACTAATGAAGAAAGACAAAAAGCTATAGATCATACTGTTTTTTATAAGCATTCTCAATTGGATAAGAAATTTAGAAAAAATCCTGAAACATATCTGAATAACAAATCATTCAATGATGAGATTATAACTGATACCAAAATAGAATTTATACATCAAAGTCAAAAGCCACCTAAATTAAAATTCAAATGATAGAAGCAACTAACCTACCCAAAAATACCGAACTCGAAAAGAACATACTTGGATCATTGTTAATAGATAAGAATGCTTTACCATTGGTAATAGGATTGCTTAATGAAGATGTTTTCTATGACCTTAAACACAAGAAGATATTTTCTACCATTAAATCCATGTTTGATAAGCATATTTCTATAGACATCACCACTATAGCCCAAAAGTTACAAGGTGATAAAGCTATGGATGAAGTAGGTGGTGCTTACTACCTATCTAAGCTAACTGACAACATTGTACATACTAACCACCTTAATACGCATATTGAGATGGTAGTTGAGCTTTATAAAAAACGTCAAGCCTACCTAACCCTCATTCAAAAATCTAGTGAGTTCTTACATCCTGATACTGAATCACTTGAGTCAATAAGTTCACTAATTAGTAAACTTTTAGGTTTACAAGAGTTTGGAAATATATACGAACAGACTATAGACCAAATAGTTATGCAAGTAATAACTAAGCGTGATATGGCTAATAAAGGTGAGTTGTTAGGCTTTGATACAGGATTTACCGAGCTAAACTCTACCATTGGTGGATGGTGTGCTCCTGACATGGTTGTGGTAGCTGCGAGGCCAGGTGCGGGCAAGACCAGTTTCATGCTTTCTTCGGTTTATCACTTAGCTATCTTAAAAATGGTTCCTACGGCTATTTTTAGCCTCGAAATGAGCTCCGAACAGCTAGTTGAAAGGTTAGAGTCAATAAGCTCACAAGTGCCCTTAAAACGCCTTAGAATGAATATTTTGAATGACTACGAAAAAGACGTTGTTATGAAGGCTGATGATAAGATTATCCAAGCACCTATCTACATAGACGATACTGGTGGATTAAATATCAGTCAGTTAAGGGCTAAAGCTACTATTTTAAAGCAGAAATATGGCATTAAGGTGATTTTTATAGACTATTTACAGCTAATGTCAGGTCAAGGAAAGTCAAACCAAAATAGGGAACAAGAGGTTAGCACAATAAGTAGGAACATTAAGGCGTTAGCTAAGGAACTAGGCGTTCCGATTATAGCATTGTCTCAGTTAAGTAGAAGAGTTGAGGAAAGGGCTAACAAGATACCACAGCTTTCTGACCTTAGAGAATCAGGATCTATCGAACAAGACGCTGACATTGTAGTGATGCTTATGCGACCTGAATACTATGAGATGCAAGAGTCAGTAGAGATTAAGGGTAAGGAATACCATCCTAATGGACTTGTTATTTGCAAGGTAGAAAAGAATAGACATGGCATTACAACAAACATTCCTTTAAGATTTATAGGAGAAACAATAACAATTCAAAACCATAATCAATGACCATGAAAACAGCTTTACAAGAATTATTAGATGAATTAGATTTAATAAAAATTGTTGAAAACCATAATTTTTTTATGGTCAAATACATAATTGAACAATGTCTGCAAAAAGAAAAAGAACAAATAATTGATGCATGTAATTATGGTTTAGAAAGATTTGGTGACATTGCAGAAAACTATTACAACGAAACATACAATCAAAACAAATAACTATGAAAACAGCAATGCAAGAATTAATTGAATTTATTGACTATGAATTTGGGTTTAAGTGGGATGATGACACTAATCAAAAGTTTAAAGAGTTACTTGAAAAAGAAAAAGAACAGATGGAACTTGAATTTAGCAAAGGTTATGATTTTGCAACTAATGAATCAATAAAAGAAATAAGTAAAAATTATAAACCAAACCTATAACCAAAACAAATAACATGGAAGAGCAATACATCTTAATGAGGGATGCCGTCATCAAAATAAAAATGACTAGACAAGCTAACGAAAAAGACTTAATGGATACTTTAGACAAAGTAAGTAACATAATACACAAATACGATGGAGAAACCGAATCCAGGAAACTATCGAAACAAAAGAAAGTTCGAAATAGACCTAGCAAAATATGAAGATGGTACATATAATGCTCTAAGGTTATTTGCTAAGAATACTAAGATAATGGTTATTACAGACCTAAAAGCCTTACAGAGGGGTTACATATGGTTGGAGTATGAAAGGGATGGTAAGCCATCAGGTATAGCAGATATGAGAGTAGAGTTCTTTGCAATTAACTTAGACATTAGGCATAGAATATACTTTATGAGAGCAGATTTACTACGTCAAAAAGCTCGTAGATACTTTAAGATTAGTAAGCTAAAATACAAGGATAAAGTACGATATGTGAAGATGCATATGACTGAGTTCATTCGTTACTACTAAATATATTTAAATTAATTGTATAACTTTGGGTTATGGCAACATACCTCACAGCATCGGAATTAACCAAAATGATGATTGATTATTTGACCTCTAAAGGAATTAACGTTTGGAGAAACAATAATCTAGCTGTTAAGGGAAGGAGTTTTATTGGCAAGAAAGGTGTGCCTGATATTATTGGCTATGATAAAAAGCATGGTCAGTTTGTAGCTTGTGAGATTAAGAAGTTAGGCGACAGGATAAGTCCTGACCAACTATCTTTCTTAACACAACTTGGAATAGCAGGAGGATTGTCAATGTTATGTAGCCAAACATCAGATGAAACAATTAAATTAGAAATATTTAAAGATGGCGAAAACAAAATCTACAAGTTCGAACAAGGTGAATTTCGGTAAGAGACGTGAAGGTAAAGCTAAGAAACGTAAAGGACCGAAAGATAAAAATGTAAAAAAATACAACCGACAAGGAAAATAATATGTACCCAAAAGGCAAACCATATCCAAGAAGATCATATGATGAAAATGGATTAAAAATATGCAGTGATTGTAGACAGCATAAATCTAAAGAGTCATATCATAAGAATATAAAAACTTATGATGGAATTACCAATATTTGTAAATCTTGTAATAATAAAAGAAAAATAAAATACAACGAAAAAAACAAAGAAAACTTAAAT